TCTAGCGCCCCTTGTTGGCGATTTTAGGATGCGAAGCGCGCCTTAACGTCAAACGTGACGCCAGGGCCGACGGGCTGAAAGTTAGCAACCGCCTCTTTACACGTCCGCGCCCACGTCGTTGACGTCGCGTAGGACCACGCCTTGTCGCCGTGTTTGCGGACGTAAAGGTCAATCTTGCGGTTATCGCGCTTGTCGCCGTATGCCATTGTCACTCCCTCTAAGGCGTTAGTGCCTTGCCCCCTCTTAGATAGCACTATTGCTAGGGTGTCAACCCCGTTGACGCATCACCTAGAAACATTCTAGGCAATGTCATTGCCTAGCCGACCGGTCACAACGTGCGCGCCCCTCGCTGCTAGCCTATATGTGCACACGCCAAGCGCGCTCGCTGCTAGGCTTGGAGCTGCTAGGCTTGCTCGCTAGGATCCTGATGCTGCTAGTGACGCGCCTGCGCGCGCGAGGGGGGAGGGGTAGGGCCGAGCGAAAGGCAAATGCGTTAGTGACCGTCCAGCAACAATTTTTTGATTTTTTAAAAATCTGGCTTATCCTCCCGCCATGAGCGACGTAGTCCCGTTCCCGACCCGCACACCTACGCAACCAACGACGGACGATATTGTCGGCCCGGCGCTTGGCTCCGACGCATGGGCCTGCAACCATTGCGACGACGAAGACACCAGGTTTATGTTCTACGTCTCGCCAAGCGGCATCTGCTGCTGGACCTGCCACCGCGAACAGACCTTCTGATGAGCTTCCTGTCCCTCACCCACGAGCCGCTCACGCTCCAGGCCACCGAGCAGCGGCTGACCGCCGTCTACGAGGCGGCACGCAAAGGTCTGAAAGGCGACCGCATCGCCTACGCCGCAGGCATGAAGCCTTCCGACTTCCGCCGGCTCGCGCAGATGGACCCGCTGGTCGAGCTGGCCGCAGAGAAGGGCATGGCCGACGGCGAGGCAGCCCTCGCCGAAGTGCTCTACGACGCCGCGACAAAATACAAAGACCCCAAGGTGGCGCTGGACCTGCTCAAGCACCGGCACGACTGGGTCGCCAAACAGCAAATCGACGTCGAGGTCAACGACAAGATCAGCGTCCTCAAAGCCCTCGAACTCGCCAACGCGCGCGTGATCGAGGGAACATATCGTGATATGACTGCGGAAGCCGGGGACGCACCAACGTCCGCCGGCTCCCTGACCTCCAGACTTGAAGGACAAGTCGATGGCTACGCATCTGATAACACAGGAGCGCCTTAAGGCGCTACTGCACTACGACCCGGACACCGGCGTCTTTACGCGCCGCGTAGACGTAGGACGCCGCCACAAAGCAGGCAGCGTGTGCGGAAACCTGCTGCGAAACGGGTATGTAAGAATAGGTATCGGCGGGCACAGCTATAAGGCGCACAGATTGGCGTGGCTTTACGTCTACGGCGCGTGGCCGCAAGACCAAATTGACCACCTCAACCACAACAAAACAGACAACCGCATCGATAATCTGCGCGACGTAACGAGCGCACAAAATCAACAAAACAGGCGTTGCGTAGCCAAAAACACGTCGGGACATCTTGGTGTGGCGTGGGCGACAGATATGCAGCGGTGGTTGGCAGGCATAAAAGTAGGTGGAAAAAGCTACCATCTCGGCTATTTTGAAAATCTGGCGGACGCTGTAGCGGCGCGTAAAGCCGGGGAGCGTATCTACCACCCGCACAGGCCGACCTGATGCAGACTACAAAATACAGCGCCGAAGACGAAACTACTCTTATGAGTAGGTTATGGGCAAAAGATATACGGGACAATCCCCTCGCGTTCGTCATGTTCACCTTCCCGTGGGGGCAACAAGGCACGCCGCTCGCCAAGTTCACCGGCCCGCGCAAATGGCAGCGCGACCTGCTGCAACAACTGGCCGACCACATCCGCCAAAACGGCAACAAGCTCGACTTCGACATGTTCAGGAAAGTCGTGTCCTCCGGGCGCGGCATCGGCAAGTCCGCGCTGGTCTCATGGCTGGTCTTGTGGATGCTGACGACCCGGATCGGGTCCACCACCATCGTCTCGGCCAACACCGAGGCGCAGTTGACGACGAAAACGTGGCCGGAGGTGACCAAATGGGCCTCCATGGCCATCAACCGGCACTGGTTCGAGCCAATCGCGACGCGGATCACGATGGCGAAGTGGCTCACAACCCTCGTCGAGGCGGATTTGAACCGCGACACCCGGCTCTGGGCGGCGCATGCGCAACTCTGGTCGGCTGAGAACCCCGACGCCTACGCCGGCACGCACAACTACGACGGCGTCATGGTCATCTTCGACGAGGCGAGCGGCATCCCTGACGCGATCTGGTCGGTCACGGACGGCTTCTTCACCGAAAACACGCCGGATCGCTTCTGGTTCGCGTTTTCCAACCCCCGCCGCAACACCGGCTACTTCTACGAGGCGTTCCACGCCCGCCGGGCGTTCTGGTCGACCACGATCGTGGACGCACGCACCGTCGAGGGCACCGACCAGAAGGTCTACGAGCGCATCATCGACGAATATGGGGCCGACAGCCCCCAGGCGCACGTCGAGGTCTACGGGGTGTTCCCCAACGAGAGCGACGACCAGTTCATCTCCAGCAGTCTGGTCGACGACGCCATGGAGCGCACACCCCAGAAGGATCCGACCGCGCCCATCATCATCGGCGTGGACCCGGCACGGTTCGGGTCGGACGCCACCGTCATCGCCGTGCGCAAGGGCCGCGACATCCTGAGCATCAAGCGGCACCGGGGCGCGGACACCATGGAGGTGGTGGGCCGGGTCATCGAGGCGATCGAGGAGCACAACCCCGCGCTGGTGGTGGTCGACGAGGGCGGCGTGGGCGGCGGCGTGGTCGACCGGCTCAAGGAGCAGCGCTACAAGCAGGTGCGGGGTGTCAACTTCGGGATGCGCTCCCGGCAGCCGCTGATGTGGGGCAACAAGCGGGCCGAGATGTGGGGCGCGATGCGCGACTGGCTCAAGACGGCCTCCATCCCCGCCGACCGGCTGCTCAAAAGCGACCTGATCTCGCCTCTGGTCAAGCCGGACAGCCGGGGGACGATGTTCCTGGAGAGCAAGAAGGACATGCGCGCGCGAGGGCTGCAAAGCCCCGACGCCGCCGACGCGATCTGCGTCACCTTCGCCTTCCCCGTGGCGTCCACCGCGCGTGTCGACAAAACGCCGCAAAGGCACTACGCTCCGACGCAATCCTCATGGATGTCGAGTTAATGGCCAAGGCACCCGTAGAACTGTATGATGTCGGCGTCCCTTGCAAAAAGGGCCACGTCTGCGGTCGCTACGCCGTGAGCAAGAAGTGCGTCACCTGCGCAACCGAGGCTGCACTGGCGTGGAACGAGGCGAACAAAGCCAAGCACCGGGCCAATGTGCGGGCTTATTACGCACGAAACCCAGAGAAAGTCCGCGCCGGCGTTGCGGCTTGGCGCAAAACCAACCCCGACAAGGTTAAGGCCCTGAACGATAGCTGGCAGGCCGCGAACCCCGAGAAATACCTGAGCATTTCCCGCGCATGGAAACTGCGCAACCCGGCGCATAGGCGGGCTAAAGCCGCCGAGCGCCGCGCAATGAAGCTCCAGCGGACGCCAGCGTGGTTGACCGCAGATGATTTTGCCGCGATCAAGGCAATCTACGCGGAAGCCGCCGAAAAAACGGCGTCAACAGGTTTGTGCTGGCATGTCGACCATATCGTGCCGCTTCTCGGAAAAAATGTCTCGGGGCTTCACGTCCCGTGGAACCTGCAAATAATCTCCGGGAGCGAAAATATGCGCAAAGGCAACCGGCACGATGGCTGATCGCAAAGACGTAGAAAAGGATTTGCTGGCAACCATGCGGTCTCGCATGAATGTTGCTGTGGCAGCCTATGGGGATAGCCGAGCGGCAGAATTGGACGACCTGCGGTTCATGGCCGGGTCATCTGACAATTCCTATCAGTGGCCAAGTGACGTCCTCTCCAGCCGTGCCTCCAGCCAGGGCATGTCGATCAACTCGCGTCCGTGCCTGACGATCAACAAGCTGCCGCAGCACGTCAGGCAAGTCACCAACGACCAGCGCCAGAACCGGCCTACCGGCAAGGTGATCCCGTCGGACGACAACGCCGACATCGAGGTGGCCGAGATTTTCAACGGCATGGTGCGCCACATCGAGTATGCGTCGGACGCTGATGTCGCCTATGACACAGCCTGTGACAATCAGGTCACATACGGCGAGGGCTATATTCGGCTCCTGACCGAGTATTGCGACGACAACACCTTCGATCAGGACATCCGCATCGGTCGCATCCGCAACTCGTTCAGCGTCTATATGGACCCGATGATCCAGGACCCCACGGGCGCGGACGCCCAGTGGTGCTTCATCACGCAGGACGTCACCAAAGACGAATACGAGCGCCAGTTCCCCGACGCCTCGGTGCGGTCGATACAGGAGCAGGGCGTCGGCGACCCGTCCCTGAGCCAATGGCTCAGTCAGGACACGGTGCGCATCGCCGAGTATTTCTACGTCAAGCACGAGCCGGGCACGCTCAACCTCTACCCTGACGGCCTGACGGCCATGGACGGCAGTCGCGAGGACAAGGTCGCCCGGCTGCTGTTCGGCAAGCCGACGCGCACCCGCACGGTCGACCGCAAGACGATCAAGTGGATCAAGACCAATGGGTTCGAGGTGCTGCAAGAGCAGGACTGGCCGGGCAAGTGGATCCCCGTGATCCGCGTCGTCGGCAACGAGTTCGAGATCGACGGCGAGCTGCACATCTCCGGCCTTATCCGCAACGCCAAGGACGCGCAGCGGATGTATAACTATTGGACCAGCCAGGAGGCCGAGATGCTGGCGCTGGCCCCCAAGGCCCCGTTTATCGGCTACGGCGGGCAGTTTGAGGGCTATGAGGGGCAGTGGAAGACGGCCAACGTCAACAACTGGCCGTATCTGGAGGTCAACGCCGACGCGACCGACGCGCTCGGCAACCCGCTGCCGCTGCCGCAGCGCGCGCCACCTCCGCTGGCGCAGACGGGGCTTATTCAGGCCAAGATGGGGGCGTCGGACGACATCAAGTCGACCACGGGGCAATACGACAGCAGCCTGGGGGCCACGTCCAACGAGCGGTCGGGCAAGGCGATCCTTGCGCGCGAGAAGCAGGGCGACACCGGCACCTACCACTACATCGACAACCTCGCCCGCGCGATCCGGCACGTCACGCGCCAGTGCATCGACCTGATCCCCAAGATCTACGACACGGCGCGCATCGCGCGCATCATCGGCATGGACGGCGAGGTGACGATGGCCCGCATCGACCCGATGCAGCCCGAGCCGGTGCGCAAGCTTGAGGACGAGCAAGGCAACGTCATCGAGAAAATCTACAACCCGAGCATCGGCAAATACGACGTCGTGGCCGTGACCGGGCCTGCCTACGCCACCAAGCGGCAGGAGGCTGCCGAAAGCATGAGCCAGGTGCTGCAAGGCAACCCGGCGCTGTGGCAGGTGGCCGGCGACCTGTTCGTCAAGAACATGGACTGGCCGGGAGCGCAGGAGATGTCCGAGCGGCTGCGCAAGACGATCGACCCGAAGATCCTGGCCGACGACGACAAGTCGCCCGAACTGCAAGCTGCCGAGAAGCAGATCGAGGAGATGGGCGGGATGCTCCAGCAGATGCAAGGCGCGCTCAAGAACGTCGAGCAGTCGATCGAGGCGCAGGAGATGCGCACCAAGCAGTTCGAGGCGCAGATCAAGGCGTATGACGCCGAGACCAAGCGCATCGGCATCATGCAGGCGGGCATGACACCGGAGCAAATTCAAGATACCATAGACGGCACCATCGACGCAGCTATGCAAACGGGCGATCTGGCCCCGCAATCGCTCGCGCCGCAGCAACTGTGAGACCGGCATGACCGCAGGCAAAACCGTTCCTGAGCTGACGCCGGAGACGCCGCCGATCGTCGGCACCGACGAGCTGCTGGTTTACCGCGCCCCTGGCCCGCTCAAGCGCGCGACCGCGTCGGTGTTTTCTGATTACATCAAGGCGTTCTACTCGGCGCCCGGCGGATCGGCGCTGGTTGGCCTTCTGCAATCCGGCACGGGGGCGGTGGCTGAGACCGTGCAGACTGCGGTGCGCCGCGTCCTTTACCCGGAGCAATATGGCGCTGTAGGCGACGGCTCTACAAACGACGCCACGGCCATGCAAAACGCAATCACGGCGGCGGCGGCGGCTAACGCTGTTCTGACCTTGCGACCGGGCAGGAACTATCGCTGCGCGACCGGCCTGACCATTCCGGCAAACTCGACCATCAATTTCCAAGGCGCGACGATCTCAACGGCTGCGAACATCACGCTGCTGTCGATCACCGCCTCGAACGTCACGCTCATCCAGCCCAAGCTGCGCGGGCCGTCCGGCACCTACAACGCCACGTCCATTGGCATCTACCTGTCCGGCACGGTCAACGGCGCAGGGGTCGCTCCGACGTTTATCTCCGACATCAAAATCCTTGAGCCGGATATTCAGGACTTCGGCTATCTTTGCATCCAGCCGCTCTATGTCGAGCGCATGGTCATCACCAACCCTGTCGCCAAGAACTTTGGTTACGGGTTCATGATTACGCAGGGGACGCGCGACTGCTACGGCGTCGGCGGTATTTTCCTTGATGCGACCGGCTTGGGCGGCGGCGGTGCCCTTGAGTGCTTCGCCGTGTCGTGGTCGGGCAATGACGGCTCTACGGATTACGTCCGTTACCCCAACTCGGAACGCTGCGTCTGGTTCGGCGGCTTTGCGAAGGGCTTCTCCTGGCAGCCGTTCGACACGCACGGCGGGGTGGATTGCGGCTTCATCGGGCCGGTCATCCGCGACAGTCGCCGGGCTGTTTGGCTGACAACGCGCTCGTCTGCGCTCGGCCCTGTTCGGTGCTTTGCGCGGGACGTTGACGCGGTAAATACGTCCGTCGCGTTTTCGACCTATGCAGATGGAAACGAGCGGCGCGGCGAGGCGTTCCTGATCGCGGGTGCTTCCGATGCCAGCGCCTCAACACGCGCCCAAAACTGCTATATTAGCGGGCGAGCAACAGGATTTGGCGCACTAATCGGGACGGCTGGCGCAGCAAAAATCCAGTTTACTGACCACGCTTGCGGGATGGATGTTGAACTTATCAATCCCTACGCCGCAGGGCTTGAGATTAACACGGGTTCGCGCGGTTTCTACCGCGCAGTGATCGACAACGTGCAAAGCCCCGGCACTGGCGGGTCCACGACTTCGCCTCGGTATGTCGGCCTGACTGCGACCGGCACAGACGTGGTGTCGGTGCGCCTTGACGTTAATCTGCTGCGATCTGATGCGTCGCTGAATACCTATGTCGGAACGCGGGCTTTTACGAGCAGCACGGGCCTGACGGGAAGTTCCGTAACCTTTACCCGGTTTATGTCTGACCCGGCGATTGATCTGACGGTTTCGCAGGACGGCATTGCGCTAGGCGAATACCCGGCGTCGTTCATTCTTAGCGTGGCGGGGATTGATAGTGTTACGGCCATGGTCGTGACCATTCGGCGCGAGGGGCCGTGGGCTGTTATGAGCAGCACGGCAATCGTTGGTGGAACGTCAAACTCAACGGCATTTACGCTCGGAACGACAGTTCCGCTGCCGACCTATATGCGCCCGTCCGGCACCCGCCGCCTGTATGCAAAGGTCATGGATAACAGCAACGCTGCATGGGGTGAGGCTGAACTGTCAACGGGGGGCGTCTTTACGCTGTATCGAGATATGGTCCAGAACACATGGACCGGCAGCGGCACGAAGCGGCTTTATGACTTCACTTGGCGTTGGTTGGTTTAATCATGACTGCACAAGAACACATCGACGCAATCGGGCGGGCGCTGGCCAAGTCCGAGGATGCCGTCAAGGCTACCCGGCGGGCGCTCAGGCTGGTCGAGGAGCATCACGCAATCCTGCACGCCAGGCTGGACAAGGCGCAGAAAGCCTATATGGCCACGCGCGACGGCAAAAACATTGTTGCTTTCTCTGGAGGCACGGATAAGCCTCCGGTCACTGACCCCGACAAGCCGGTGAAGCCATGATCTGGTATCTCTACGCGACGGTCGCCGTTTTCGTGATCTGCTTCTTGGCCTATCGGTCAAAGCCGGAGAAGTATGCGGATCTGATGGGCGTAAGCGCCTTGCTGGCCTTGGTGTTCTGTATCGGGAACGCGATCACGGTCCTGTATCAGTTCCCCGACGCGCTGCTGGCCGCGCCGGTTCTGGACCTCTTTCTGGCCGCAATGATTTTCCGGTCAAATCAGCAAAGCCGGGAAGGCTGGAAATCGCTTATGGTCGGCACACTGGTTGGTCAGCTTACGTTTCACGCCGTGACCATCGGCCTTTGGAAAACAGGAAGCCTGACCGAGCATGGACTGTGGACTTATGTCGTGGCTGTCAACGCGATCTTCGTGGTTCAGCTCCTTACCCTCGCGGCCATCGGAGTGGGTCATGGCCTGGATTGTCTTCGCGTCTGGCTGTCTGATCGCCGGCGCGCACCTCTTGCATCGGATGCTGGGAAATGACCGCGCCAAGCGCGGCGGTGGTCGCAGAGCGCGTAAAAACTCTGGTCGACCGGGTTGAGAAGCTGGAGGCCAAGGTTGAGGCCATCATGCTGACGCAGCGGTGGCAGATGGGCGCGGCTGTCGGTTTCGGCGCGGTCGTGACCCTGCTGCTGCCCCGTGTCGCCTCTGCGCTGGGGCTGTCGTGATGGCTCCGCAGGATCTTCGCCAGCTCATCTCCACCCTCCTGCCCTACGCAACCATCATCGCCGCCATGGGCTTCGCCCTGGCGGGCGTCGACGCAACGATCGTGTCTCTGGTCGCCGGCGGGTGCCTTGCGGCAATCGACCCGCGCCGTAACCAGACCCCTCCTACACCCCCGCCAAACGCATAGTGAAACCCCGCAGAACATCTGCTATGGTGCGCCAACGTGCCTTACGAAAGGTGAAAGCATGACCACCCTTGTGATCCATGAAGCGGCGGACGCACCCATCCGCGCGCTCGCGTATGGAAACGTCAACGAGCAAGCCACGGTGGTGTCGCCGGACACGCCGCTGCCGGTCTTGTCCGGGTCGCAGCTTGTGTGGTCGGCGGGGTTCTCCGCTGTCGGCTCTTCGGTGCTGGACAGCCGCTTTAACGCTCCGCGCGTTGGCACGGGCGTTACCTACAACCAAGGTTCCGGGTCGCTCAACATCCTTTCGGGCACCACAATAAACGCTGAGTTTCTGGCCAAGTCGACCGAGTCGTTTTCTGGCTCGATGCGGATGCGCTTCACCGCCACGCTCAGTCAGCGCATCGCCAACAACAACTTCGCCATCCTGCTGGCCGACGCGATTTCGGACAACGCGGCCTACAACATCATCAACGCGACCACCGTCGACATCACCGTGCCCTCGCACGGCTTTAACGCCACGATGGTCGGCCAGTTCGCTCTGCTCGGCGGCATCACCGGCGCGGCTGGCGTCCCAGGTCGTTACGCCATTGCGTCGATCCCTGACGCAAACACCATCCGGTTTACCGTCTCGGGGTGGCCCGCGAGCGGCACCGGGACGCTGTGCCTGTTTGGCCGCAACTACGTCCGCGACCTGTTCACTGGCACCACGGCCACCAACGTCGCCGTGGACGCGCAGCGGAATGGTTGGGCCACGGGAGACACCACAGCCACCATCAACACGACCGCCTCGCCAGGTGTCCTGATCGCCAACGAACTGACCGGGCGGGACGTGTTTTTCTCGGACGCCCTGCGAGCGACGAGCACTACGCCGACTTTCACCACGCGCGCCAGCCGCTACGAGAACATCCCGGACCAGACCGTTGAACTGTTTGTTTTCATCTGGTCGTTCAACGGAACCGTGGCCCCCGCGTCGACCACGACCCTGACGCTCGGCCATATCGCGGTCGAAAGTTTCCCGAACAACCCGGTCTACATTCAAGGGTTCCGCGCCCAAGGCGCGACAAACCCCATTCCGGCCACTATTCAATCAGGCACGGTAACAACGGTTTCGACTGTCACGACCCTGACTGGCGGCGGCGCAGCAGAGGACGCGGCGGCGGGCACAAACCCGCTCACTGTCGGCGGCGTTGTCCGCGATGCGAGCGCTCCGACCACCCTAGTGGCTGGCGACGCGGCTCGCCTGACGATGTCGCGCGGCGCGGCGGCGATCGTAAAGCCCTACTCAGTCGCAGAGGCGGGCTGGAACGGGTCCGTCTCGCTGACGACTACCACGGCGACGGCGCTGATCGTCGCGGCAGCGGCTGGCCTCAAACGGCACCTGACCGCGATCCAGGCTATCAACACCGGCGCTGCGGCTGTGGACCTTATCATCCTCGACGGCGCGACCGAGCGGTGGCGCTTGACGCTGCCCATCAACGTCCCGGTGTCGATCGCGTTCCCCACCGAACTGACCGCAACCGCAGCCACTGCCCTGAACGTCAACCTGTCTGCCGTAAGCACTGGCGTCCGGGTCAACGGCCAAGGCTACACGTCGGCTTAAGGGCAAGACCCGACCATGAGCAAGGCGCTGTTCGACGCGGTGCGCATCATCAAGGGTGCGCCGCTGACGCAGGCGGACGTTGACGCGATCAACGCCGCCCTAGCGCCGCCCGCGTCGCCGGCACCGAGCAAGCGCGTCAGCAAGGCGGGGGTCGACCTGATCCACTCGTTCGAGAGCTGCAAGCTGACGGCTTACCCCGACCCTGGGTCGCGCGACGGGCACCCGTGGACGATCGGCTGGGGCAGCACGGGACCGGGCATCGCCAAGGGCGTCGTCTGGACGCAAGCGCAGGCCGACGCGCGCTTCCTCACGGATCTCGGGCGGTTCGAGAAGGGCGTAGCCCTGCTGGCCCCTGTGACGACGCAGAGCCAGTTCGACGCGCTCGTGTCGTTCGCCTACAATGTCGGCCTGTCGGCGCTCAACGACAGCACGCTGCTGCGGCTGCACAAGGCGGGCGACTACGCAGGCGCGAAGGCTCAGTTCGCGCGCTGGGACAAGAACGACGGCAAGGTCATGAAGGGCCTTGCCCGCCGCCGCGCCGCCGAGGCCGCGCTATACGGAGCCGCGACATGATCCCGCAGGAAATCCGCCGCATCGTCTACGTCGGTGCGCTGCTCATCGCGCTGATGTTCGCCGTGCTGACCCTGTCGTGGTGTGCCGACCGCGCCCGCGTCAAGGAGATGCGCGCGCAGGCTACCGTTGCCGCAGCGACCGGCAAGGCACTGGACGCCGTCGTGACCGAGACCGCCACCATCCGCCAGGAACAAGTGGAGAAGCAAGATGAAGTCAAGAAGCTCAACGGCGCTGGCCTGCGCCTGCCTGACAACTTTGGCCGTGACCTTGAGCGGGTGCGCCGCCAGCGCGGCGAGAGTGACGATCCCCGATAGCCTCAAGGCCCCCTGCGTCACGACGGTCGACGTGTCCGGCGCGCAGACGGTCGGAGACCTCGGCAGCGCGATCATCCAGAGCGACGCCGACCTGCGTGTCTGCTCTGCCCGCAAGGATGCCGTCGTCGCCATCGCCGAAAGCCAGAACAGACGCTGGTGGCAACTCTGGTAGTTGCCAAAAAACCGCGACGCAGTTACCTTGACGACACACGACCCTACCGGCGGGGTAACACCGGGGGTTCAGAGAGCCAACATGTCAGAAGAACAAAGCCCAGCGGGGGTTGAAGCCGCGCCGGAACTGGAGGTCACGGCCCCTCCTGTTGCCGAAGTCCAAACGCCGGAAGACGTTGCGCCCAAGACCTTCAGCCAGGAAGAACTGGATGCGGTCGTCAGCAAGCGTCTCGCACGAGAGCAGCGTAAATGGGAACGAGAGCAACAACGCCAAGCGCCGCCGCCCGCCCCCCTTCCGCCGGCTGACCAGTTCGAGAGCACCGAGGCATACGCCGAGGCGCTGGCAGAACAAAAGGCACTCGCCTTGGTCGAGCAGAGGGAGCGGCAGCGTCAGCAGGACGCCGTTGTTGAAGCCTATTTCGACCGCGAGGAGCAGGCCCTCGGCAAGTATGACGACTTCAAACAGGTCGCCTACAACCCGTCCCTGCCGATCACCGCCGAGATGGCCGAAACCATCCGCGCCTCCGACCAAGGCCCCGACGTGCTCTATCACCTCGGGTCCAATCCGGCGGAAGCGTCACGGATCTCGAAACTGTCGCCGCTCTTGCAGGCCAAGGAGATCGGACGGATTGAGGCTGCTCTGGCAGCGTCGCCCCCGGTCAAACGCACCACCTCCGCACCACCGCCTATCTCACCTGTCACGCCTACCAGCAACGGCACTCCAGCCTACGACACCACCGACCCCCGCTCGACATCTACGATGAGCACGTCGGAATGGATCGCGCAGGAACGGCTCCGGCAGATGAGAAAAGCGGCCAACTGAACCCTCTCTGCAAGGAACCACGCTCGTGGCCAACTCTCTGCTTACCATCGACATGATCACCAGGAAGGCCCTGGAAATCTTTGAGAACAACCTCGTCCTGACGCGGAACATCAACCGCCAACACGACGACAGCTTCGCCAAGGAAGGCGCCAAGATCGGCTCCACCCTGCGCATCCGCCTGCCCGACCGCGCACTCGTCACCGACGGTGCCGCCCTGCAAGTGCAGGACGAGAACGAGCAGTTCACCACGATGTCGGTCACCAACCAGAAGCACATCGGCGTCAACTTCACGACCGCCGAGATGGCCCTGTCGCTGGACGACTTCGCCGATCGCATCCTGAAACCCCGCATCAGCCAGCTCGCCGCCAGCGTCGACGCTGACGTCGCCAACGTCTACCGTGACGTCTACAACGCCGTCGGCACCGCCGGCGTCGCCCCCGCCACCTCGCTCGTCCTGCTCCAGGGCCAGCAGGTGCTCAACGAGGGTGCCGTCCCGATGTCGCCGCGCTACGCGACCGTCAACCCCGCCGCAAACGCCGGTCTGGTCGAAGGGCTGAAAGGCTTCTTCAATCCGGGCGACGTCATCAGCCGTCAGTTCAAGAGCGGCATGATGGGCGAGGGCGTGCTGGGCTACGACGAAATCAACATGTCGCAGTCCATCAAGGTCCACGCCTACGGCTCGCGCGCCGCCACCGGCGCTACCGTGACGACCACCGTCGCCACGCAGGGCCAGTCGACCATCGCCATCACCGGCACCGGCACGCAGACCATCAACCGTGGTGACACCTTCACCATCGCCGGCGTGTTCGCCGTCAACCCGCAGACCCGTGAGAGCACCGGCTCGTTGCAGAAGTTCGTCTGCACCGCGTCCAACACGGCCTCGGGCGGCGCATACACCTCGGTCGCCATCTCGCCGCCGATCTACACGGGGTCGGAAGCTCTGGCCACGGTCAACGCCTTCCCGCAGTCCGGCGCGGCGATCATCTTCGACGGTGTCGCCTCGACCTCGGCTCCACAGAACCTGATCTACCACAAGGACGCCTTCGCGTTCGCCACCGCCGACCTCCTGCTCCCGCAGGGCGTCGACATGGCCTCGCGTCAGGTCCACAACGGCATCTCCATGCGCATCGTTCGTGATTACGACATCAACAACGACCGTATGCCCTGCCGTATCGACGTCCTGTATGGCTACGCCGCGATCCGCGCCGCTGCCGCCACCCGCCTGCTCGGCTAACCCCCAGCGCAAGGAGAACGAACATGACTATCGCAAACATCGGCGGCGGCTCCCAGATCGGCGACGGCAACCTCAACGAGGTTGTTCTCGCTGCCATCCCGGCCCCGCTGACCGCCGCCGGCGACGCCACCCTCTCGGTGGCCCAACTGACCGGCGGCATCCTGCTCGGCAGCCCCGGCTCGTCCGCTGCTGCCTACACCCTGCCGACCGCTGCCCTCTTGGACGCTGCCCTCGGCAACGCCAAGATCGGCTCGGCGTTCGACCTGAACGTCGTCAACGTCAACGGCTCCGGTTCGGGCGTCATCACGATGACCACCGCTACCGGCTGGACCCTCGTCGGCCTTATGACCGTCGTGGCCACCGCAGGCACCGCCCAAGTCTTCCGCGCTCGCAAGACGGGCGACGCGTCCTGGGTTCTCTACCGCTACGGCTAACGCCTACCCCGCCCCGCCTTAACCGGCGGGGCGGCACTGCCCTTGCCAACGACAGGACGCCAGCATGACGACCGCAGGAGACATCATCTACGGCGCGCTCCGGCTGATCGGTCAACTGGCCGAGGGCGAGGTTCCGTCGGCGGACACGGCGCAGGACGCGCTGGCCGCGATGAACATGATGA